CGTTTAATGTGGGTTGTCTCGGCTTGCTACCTACGCAAACGTTTAACCCTAAGCCCTGTAGGTACACAGTCCAAGCTGCACTTACCATGGCGGATTCAAGTACAATTTCTTCCGCTTCGTATGCCTTAACTGCTAGGCTTAGGATTACTCCGACAGTTTTCAAGTCCCAATTGCCTTCGTAAGTGTCAAGGACATACATGTAGTCCCTTTTCTTTGTAACCCCTGCGATGCAAATACCTGTTTTATCAATGCTGCCGGCACTGAAAGCAGGATCAACAGAAATAATTACTTTATCTAATGGGGGGATTTTCGGTGTCGGTGAGCATCCCTTATAGAGCCAGGAGAACTTTTCATCGCCGATATTCCTTCTAATATGGTTCAGATTTTCGGGGGACCAGTAGGAATTGATTCTACTCAAGGTTTCCCCTACATTCCTACCAAGAATGTCAGCCTCTGCCTCTTCTTTACTTTCGATAATTGCTGACAAATTAATGTGGACGGCTCCTTTCGGGTTTGATACGGGGTCGAAAACACCGAATTTATCTAAGAAGTAGCCGAAAATGTCTTCATCGCCCCATCTTGACCCAAAAACAACTATGGCACTGTTTTGGTGGCGCCGGGTCATAATTTCCTTTTCTATCCAGTCTTTATTTACTGTCATATTTGAGGACTTGTGATAGTCATCGATTAACCAAACCCCTGGTACCCCGTTGGGTCCACCCCAAGGTGAACGATACCCGTGCGTACGCCAGGGGATGTTAGCCGATGTTACGCTATCAGCCCGCAAATCAAGTTTTGAAAACAATTCCTCAAAAGGAAAGGCACTAACCAACTGCTTAACTCTACTTACTGCTAAGTCGGTGATACCCCCATTGTAAGAAGTTACGAAATGGTTAGTATCAGGATCTTTCCCCAGGAGCCAAGACAGAAATAGGGAGCCCAATGTAGACTTCCCAGTACGAGGAGGCATCGATACTAAGAGGATTGGGTACCTGCCTTCGGCAATGTCTTCAAAGGCGGACCCCAAGACTTCATAAGTTTCCCAATTTAGCAAGGAGTCTGTGCCTTCCGTGGCGCGAGACAAATAGCAAGGGAAACTATATTGGGCGCACTCTTTAATGTAGTCATTAATTATTTCCTTAGTCGCGCCTCTCATTTCAAGTTCAAGAAGTCCCCTCCTATACTTTCTCCAGCTTGAATGTTCCGATAGCTGGGAAGCGTGTGTTATTTTCGGGTGTTTTGGTGTCATTTTAGTTAAGATTTTGTTGGCTTGTGTTGGCTTGTGTTGGCTTGTGTTGATTTTTGGTTTGCTCTAGGACTTTTTTTACCTGGGGTCAGAGCGATAACCCATAACCAGTGTCATCCCTATTGAGGCGAGGTCTGGAAAAAGACTCTGGACCGATAAAACCAGAACCAGAATCTAAATTATTGTAAAGTCCAGCCGAAGGTAAATTCCTCCCTACTCTACCAGTAGGTAAATTTGAATTACCCAAGAATGGCCTTCTGTTTCCTCCGCTCCACCTCCTCGCTTGTATTATAGCATCTTGTATCCCACGGTCAACGGTGTCTAGCTTCATCGCATAGTACGTCAGGGACCACACAAACGCATCCACCGAGTCATCGTGCTTAACGAAGGGGAATCCTGTTAGCTCCTTAATAAAACTATCTACCCATAACCCCTCAACAAGTTTAACCCTGTCATTCTCTAAGAGTGGGCAAACAGCTTCGAGTCTAACCGTTTTTGACCTAAGGGGTCTCATTTCTTCTACAGGTATTTTTGTTTCCCGTCTCAACATTTGTATCAAAGATTGGCCGGATGCTGCCTTTTCGATACAGATTACTTTTGGTTTGTAGAAGGAATGTAGTTGCTTAATAGAGGCAATCAAGTCCGGGAAGCCCCATCTCCCTTTAACGATTTCCCTAATGTAAACAGTTCTGGGATCTCTAGTCGAAATTCCAGCCACACAGACCGCAGTTTCGTCTGCACCTTCTTTTTCAGAAAACGCACAGTCTACACCCAGCCATACTACATCTAGTGGTGGGCACTTTTTTTCTTCTACCATGGCGATCCATCCGGCCTTTACAATTTGACCTTCTGCTGCAGTTGGAGTTCCCTGATAAAGGGCCGCAAATTTGGAACTGCCCATAGTTTTCTTTTGGGCCTCCAGCATATCAATCGAGAATGCCGGGTTATCAGGCCAATGGGACTCACCGATTTGCCTGCCTAAGGGGTCATCGACGGGGTCTTCACACAGGCCCGCAATATTCACCCATCTCCAACCTTCCGGGTTTTCTTCCTCATCATAGCTGCCGTCCGATTCTAAAACCTGGCCATGCAAATCATTGGCATGAAACCTGGTCGCAATAATTAGACGGCAATAATTGTTAGTTTTACGTGTCGATGCCTCTTCTTGCCACCACGTTTGGAGACTCTCAAAAGCCCTGGCAGAAGCTGAGCTTTTCAGTGGGTCGTCGATTACCATGGCCCCCACACCTGGGCTAATAATGTTTACAGACCCTGCCGTATGGCCAGTCAACACACCACCGACAGAAGTAGGCAGGATGTATCCGCCACTAAGCATCTCAAATTTAGAATCCTTGGCAAAACCTTTCCAATCGGGGAAGATTTTCTTAAAGACAGGTGTCTTCAACATGCCGATAACTTCCTTATGGAACTTATTGGACAGTGATAAACCATAAGAGGCAATAACGTGTTGAGTTTCTTGATCTCTCCCTAGTAACCAAGCCACAAACATTGATGCCAGCATTGATTTACCAGATCGAGGAGGACAGGATACGATCAAGTTATGGTAGCGTTTATTTGCTAGATCCTCAAAACCACTGGCAATAATTTCATGGAAATCCGCGACCTTTAACGCACCACCCTTCATTAAGTCTGCAAAAGCCAGGAAACAATACCTAGAAGACTCAAACATGTAGTTCTGAATGACAGAGTTTGGTGCTTCTAAGACATTAAGATGATGTAAACCCCTAATGTAATGGCGCCATGAGCTGTGCTCATCTAGTTGACTAGCGTGGTTTATTATCGGCCGTGGGAGTGTCATACTTGGGGTTTAAACTTCTTAATGAGTTCAGCCGCAGTACCTATATACTCCTTAGTGAGTTCCTTCTCAGACTTACTTTCACCTTCTGTCAAAGCAGCCGCATCGGAAATGAAATCTCTATGGGCTTTAACGGAGGAGTTAAAAATTTTCACTAAATCGTCAGTACTACACTCCTCCAAAGAAGCCTGGATAATAGTCAAGGAGTCCTCAGCTACTTGTAAAGTCCTGAGAGCTAGCTTTTCCTTTTGGCGTAGAATTTTTTCATTTTGATTCATCATCTGAATCTCCTATTACAACTTGAGCAACCCTGTGGTTTAGGGGTAGATTTGTAGGAGTGCAATCTTCTTAGTAGGGTTTCAGCTAGTTTGTTATCGCCGGATTTAACTGCCGTATGGTACTGAGCCCATAGGGATCTTGGAGTTTCCATTTAACAATTAGCAAAGTTGACAAGGTGTAGAGTTTCCTGCCTGCACATCAGATTGGGAGTTGCCACTTGGATCCCATTTTTACGAGGGCAATCATGGCAATCTTCAACACAGGGCCGTAGGTTCTGGCCCACCCTGGCAAACCCCACACCCAAGTTTCCACAGGGAATTCATGGAAGCAAGTTCAAATGTACCTTCTAGTAACCAACCTTTCCCTTGAGGGGATTGACCCACGAAGTAAAATCTTCCCTTAGGCGCTTGAATGAATATATCTGGTTTTACCCCAATTAATGAACCTCCCGCCAGGGTTTGGGTTTTTGCCTCTGGGTTTAGGGGGTCTGAGTAGAAAATTTGAAAAGCCCCCTTAACAACTGCAAATTCACCGGTATTCATTCCCTGGAAGAAAATGGCTTCTTTGACAGAATCGGATGCAATGCCGCTATTGCCATCGGTTGCCCCTTCCAGTGTATTCCTCCATAGTTCAACAGCATATCTAGCTAGCTTTTTCCCGGAATCTACATAGAAAACTTCCCTCAGTGGCTGCCTAGTTTGAGCGTCCCAAACGGTAACCACTAGGCGACCATCTTCGGTATAGCTATTGTTACTTAGCAAGTAAATAGGTTGCCCCAAGGGGTCTTCTATGTATACTTCGGAAGGATCGCAAATAAAGACCCAGTCTCCACTTTGAGTTACTTCATTACTCCATCTGATGCCAGACTGGTTGGAAAACTCGTATTCTGACGGATTAGCGCCAGGGTACCATGGGACATAAATACTACCGGAAGCCTCGTCTACTACTCCGCCTAGGGGCAATGTGGTAGCTACATTAAGTCCTGGGAACAACTGCCTGCAATCTCCCCTTTGGACGCAAGGGTCTAATGCGACGTATGGGTAGACTTCCTGTACTGTTACTGTATATAGTTGGGTGTATGCGTATTGAGATTGCTCGGTTATCCCCCTAAATTGGGTCGATGCGCAGTGGAACGGCTCAATAACTTGCACGAAAGAACCCGACGGCACCCCACCTGAAATTGTGATTTCTGAACCCATTAACAACTGAGTAGCAAAATCATGGCCAGAACTGGTTAGGTAATTTTGGCAAAGGAAATTCAATTCAAATTGCATCCTCTTATCGTAAATAAGGGGAATTTTATTTGTCACATTAGACGATGCCCCTACAAATCTAACCACAATGTTGTTAGTCTGATTTACCACACCCTCGTTATCCATGGCATCTGCCAGCCGTAGGACATTGACATTAAGTGGAATTAAAGGAGATGCTATTAGGGAGTCGCATAAGTACTGCTCTATGCGGGTTATAGTAGAAAGTTCAGCCATTGTTTACCTCATGGGAATATTGTATTTGACCCGCCGATGTCGTAGCCACCCGCATCATTGGGTTGTATGACTTGTGGGGTGCCCCCCAGGTCTTCATAATTACTATCTGTTATCCAGTTGGAGTTGGTATTATTTTGTCCTGTGGCGCCATAACCCAATCGGTAATCTGGGGATTGATCCCCGGCTGGGTCTGTATTCCAACCGCCGAAACCCTTTCCGGATACACCATTATACCTTTGTGGAATACGCCATGTTCGCATTATACCGCGTTTAGTATCAATAGCAGAGTCCCCGTGTCCTGCCCGAATAGCAGTCATTTGCCGTTCGGCATCTAGTTGCTTAAGAGCCTCTACATAATCACTTTTGATATCATCTCTTTTACGGACTGTATCAAGGTAGTATCTAGCAATAATTAATGCAGTCCTTCTGCGACTACTGGTAATTAGTACTTTGCCAGCCTTTCCAGACTGCTCAATATAAGAGTCAATTAGAGAATTAGCATCCTCAATGGCCATCCTGAGCTTAACTATGTTAACGCTAGTCGCAGAAGCATCATCGATATTTGTCAGTTGAACGGCTTCTTTAAGGCCGAAGGCTGTGATGAAATCATCCGGGGATGCGCTACGTGGGTCTGAACGGTTGGGCGTTAAAACTCCTGAGCGATCCTGATAGGGGAAGCCATAGCCGCCGATGGTTTGCCCTAGGTTAGACCCTTTTTGGGTGCCATCGGTCTTTTCGTCAGGGGCTAACGTATTTTTAACAGCAAACCTATAAAAGGCCCTGACGGCATTCCTCTTTTTGATTACATCATTTGAACCCGGTGGTATGGGCCCCCTGAGGCATACATTTAGGTCTAGTGGTGGTTCATACGAAACAAAGACTTCATCCCAAGGGGACAATGCAGAATCTAACCCCAGTGAGATCATCGTATCTGAGGAGTACACTATGGTGTTCACCCCATATTGACCGAAGCATACTGTGAAGCTGGAGACGGGGACAGGTATGGTAATGTCTAATGGCCCATCAAAGAATAGGACAACATTATTTGGGGTCGTTAAAGTGGATTCCTTTAATTTGGGTATTGCCATGATTATCTCAGAATTAAGTAATCGTCAGGTTCATTGGTTACGGGGAAGAAATTCTCTGATACCCAAAATGGATAGGCATCTCTATTGACTCTGACTAGGAAGCCTTTCCCCTCCGGGTACAAGCAATTGACCAATACCTGGGCAGCAAGTCTCAGGGGCCATTCGTCTCTCCAGTTAATCTCCCAATGCTCTACTGTAATAAGATTACCCACAAGAGTGTAATCGATTCTGGACACAATATAGCCGCCCCCGAAATCAGGTGCAGGATAGTCAAAAGTTTGCTGCAATGATTCATAGGGTTCTCCGTCGTATTTACCGAGGATGTATCTTCCTTGTTCTGGGCCATTTTCATAGTATAGAAAATCTTGAAAGGCAAATAGGTCTTGGCGATAAATTGAAGGTCGGCGGATAGCCATTGTTAAATCGCAGCGAGTACTGTGAATGTGCCATTCTGGGTTACAATTCTAGTTGGTCTAAACTCTTTACCAGCGACAATCAGGCGGTCGGTATTTGTAATATCATTTACCCTGAGGGTTTGTTCGCAATTTACGGGTTGCTCGCAGTTTACGGGTTGTTCGCAATTTACTGCCTTAAGAAAGTTAGTTGGGACCCCGACGCTAAACAAGTCTTTACTAAGCAAGCTGTCACCTACAGAAAATGATACATCGGCAAATATGCTTCGAGACGCATAAATTGAATCATAAACCGACAAATTATTAACTACACCAAGGGACTGATAAAAAACTGGAGCTAACGGGTTTGTGGCACTTTGACCGAACCCTTGATAGATTGGGAACCCTGGGTCATAATCAGCGTTGTAGTTACTTTCGAATGCCATTATTTGAAGGGGTTTAGTGCGGAAGTCAAAGATGAGTAAACAGTGTTTATAGTGCCTTGGGGATTTTGTAACGTTTTTAGTATGAAATTAGTTTGA